GTTCTTAACAGAGCAAACCTTGGTATGGAAGTAATGCACGAGCGTAATGCTCACAACTTCCCTCTTGACTTAGCATCTGCTGAGACATCTGAAGTTGCACTTGTTGCTCCTTCTGTTGGTTAATTTATAACTCAATAGAATCAAAAGACCCTAAATTACTTTAGGGTCTTTTTTAATGCATGGAATTAGACGAACAGTTACAACTTGCCCATCTTCTACTTGAGGATAGAGTTTGTAGAGTTTGTAAAAAACAAAAGAATCTTTTACAATCATATTATCGTGTTCGTAAAAATATGAAATTAGCATCTTCTTATTCTTATGAATGTAAAGAATGTACTATAAAAAGGATCGTTAAAGGTAGGAAGGAAGATATTGGTAGTTGGGCATATCCTGACTGGTAATTTGCAATATGTTAAAGGTATGCTAAAATTTTACTACCTAAATTATACATAAGAAAACTGATGGAGGCTTATGGATCCAGACGATAATCCATTCTGGGGTGAACCAACACCCACTGATCTATGGGATGATATGAAGAGACTTGATTCTCTTTATGAGGAATTGTGTTGGGATCATAACGATCTTCTTGAGTTTTGTATTGAAGGTAATAAAATAGTAATTAAAAATAAATCCAGAGAGGGAAGGTAATGAACATTTTTCTTGATACTGCTGACGTTGAATCGATTCGGAAGCATTATGAGACAGGAATAATAGATGGGGTCACAACAAACCCTACTCTTATTATGAAGAGTCACAAAGATCCTGAAGATGTATATCAGGAGTTGGCTGATATTGGTATAGAAGATATCAGTATGGAAGTGGTTGATTCTACTGTAGGTGGTATGCTTGCAGAGGCAATAAGACTGGTTGACAAGTTTGGTGATGTTGTTACCATTAAGGTTCCCTGCACTAAAGAGGGTTTACTCGCTTGTAAGCACCTTTCTGATAAAGGAGTGAGAGTTAATGTCACTCTTATCTTCTCACCGTCACAGGCGATTCTGGCTGCCAAGTCTGGAGCAACATATGTTTCTCCATTTGTTGGTCGGGTAGATGATAATTCCTATGGTGGGTTATGTCTTATCAAAGATATTGCTAACGTGTTTCAAAAACAGGAGTGGGATGAGACTGAAATCTTAGCTGCTTCTATTAGAAACGTAAGGGATGTTGGTAGAGCATTTGAATATGGTGCTAACATATGCACTCTTCCACCAACAGTTTTTGAGAAGATGTATAAGCATGTTCTCACAGATCAAGGTCTTGATTTGTTTCAAAAAGACTACGAACAAACACTTAGAGATTTGGAGGTGACTAACTAACAATGCATGGAAATTTAGAACCCGAAGAACGAGTTATGGAAACAAAGAACTTTGCAGTCTATTCTAAAGACGGTTGCCCTTATTGTAACAAGATAGAACAGGTAATGGAATTATCTGGTCTAAATTATGTAATTTATAAATTAGATAAGAACTTTGATAAGAAAAGTTTCTATGGTGAGTTTGGGGAAGGTTCTACATTTCCTCAAGTAGTTGTCAATGGAAAGAAACTTGGTGGGTGTACTGATACTGTTAGGTATCTACAAGAAAAACAATTGGTTTAATAAATGTCACGTAACTTCGAGGAAATATATTATGTTCTAGAGGAAGCATTAGAACTTGCTTTTAATGGTAAGTTTGTGGTAAAATTATATGAGTATTTTGAATCAAGAGGAGTCACTAAAATAGAGGCAGATCAATTCTTACGTAGTTCTACTGCTAAAGAACTTGCCGATGAAGTGATAGAACTTGATGAGTATATTAAAGGAGGTAAAGATTCTAATCACCAACAATTGAGGGAGGCATACCACCACATTCCTAAACCTCAAGCCAGAAAGATAAGAAATTATCTTGCTAGTCTATTAGAAGATGCAGTGAGGTATAGTAATGACAAAAAAAGAGGAAGGAAAAAAAAGCATTCTAAATAAAGACAATACCGAAATCAATAGAGGTGTTGAATTATTACTACGAAATAGGAGGAGGAGACCAAAACCAAAACCAACTTTCCACTTAAAGTTTTCTCTTTTCAATAGAGATATTACTTTTTACTTGGATATTAAAAAAAAGTAGCACTCTGGAGGTGTAAAATGGAATCTACTATAGTAACTTTGACATTAACAACTGTTATGTCATTCCTTGCACTTTTAGTAGGAGGTATGATAGGATGGATGGCAAGACAGCATTCCTATGAAACAACACCCCAAATAGTGTACACTCATCCAGAAATGTTTGATGAGAATGGTAATTTAACACCAGATGAAATTTTAGCCGTGAGGTTTGAACAACATGACAGCACAGATGAAGAAGAAGACGACGACTAAGAGGAAGGCTCCTGTTAAGAGAGTTAAACTTCCACCCAATCCATTTATCCATGAGATATTTGAACTTGCTAGTGAACAAAGAACAAAAGCAAAGAGAGTTGAGATACTTAAAGAGTATAGAGATGATTCAGTAACTGCGGTTCTTATTTGGAACTTTGATGAGAGAGTTGTCTCTGCAGTTCCAGAAGGTGTAGTTCCTTACAAAGAGAATGAAGTTCCAGTGGGAACAGATCACACTTCCCTGCGTAGAGAGTGGAAGAATCTCTTTCATTTTATTAAGGGTGGTAATAATACTCTTAGCACTCTTCGTAGAGAGACAATGTTTATTCAGATGCTTGAGGGTCTTCATCCAAAAGAAGCAGAGATCATTTGCTTAGTAAAGGATAAGAATTTAAAAGACTTGTATCCTAAAGTAACACTTGATGTTGTGAAGGAGGCGTTTCCTGATATAGTATGGGGTGAAAACAGAGGGTCATGACTGAAAAAGTAGAGGCAGAACAGAAAGAAAAAAAAGAAAAGCAAAATACCAAACCCAAATCTGCTTGGTCTACTGAAGAGAAAAAGCAGATTCAAACTTATGGTTGTCAATTGCTTGTAGAAAATGCTACTAAAGAACAGGTGCAAGAGAAAGGAGTTCCAAGTGATGCTATGATAGTAACCTATCGATCAGAAGAGAAGGTTCATCAGGATCTTTGTCGTGGATCAAAGATTAATATATTTGATCTATACTATGACAAGTTTGGTAAAGGATCTATTGTATCAATTGATTGGGGTCATGGAAATATTAAACCCTCACAGTGGGGTTATAAACCACCTGAGAAAAAAAGGAGAAGAAAATCATGAAGCAGGATGATGATCTTATTAGAGCTCAGATAAATGAATTGATTAGAGATGAGATACAAGAAAACATAAACGATTATGTTGATGAAAAAGAGAACTCACCGATTGGATTTGCAAATGAAGAGGATGAATTGAAAGTTAATATACCTGAGAGTGAGGTTGATAGAATCCTTAAAGACTATAAGAAAATAAAAAGGAAACAGAAATCTAATCTAAGTCAGATAAAAAAACTTGGATTACTTGATAAGAATGGTAGACCCTTATGAACTATAAAGATTCTGGTGTTGATATAGAGGCAGGGAATGCTTTTGTAGAAACACTGAAAGAAAAAGCACCTAGCATTGGTGGTTTTGGTGGTATGTTTAAGGTTCCTCGTGGTTATGAGGAACCTATTTTAGTCTCTGGCACTGATGGTGTAGGCACTAAGATAAACATAGCAGGAGTTGCAGGTGACTATACTACTATTGGTATAGATCTAGTTGCCATGTGTGTTAATGATATTATTACATGCGGTGCTAAACCATTATACTTTTTAGATTATGTTTCTACTAAGAAGATAGATGGTAATGTTGCTGATATTATGGTTGGTATTCTTAAAGGATGTGAGATAGCAGGAGTAGAATTAATAGGTGGAGAGACTGCTGAACATTTTAGACAGAGAGAATATGATCTTGCAGGATTTTGCACTGGTATTGTTGAGAAGTCAGAAATAATTGATGGTAGTCTTATTAAACCAGGTGATAAAGTTATTGGTATAGAAAGTAGTGGGGTGCATAGTAATGGTTATACTTTGATTAATGATATGCTATGGAGGCATAAGATTTTTTATAAGGGAGGTTATGAAGAAGCATGGGGTGGTGGTAAAGTTAATGATCCAAGCCCTACTCCAGAGTTACTTACACCAACAACAATCTATGCACCATTAGTTCAGGATCTATTAGAAGAGTTTCCTATTCTTGGCATGTCACATATTACTGGTGGTGGTATACCAGGAAATCTTCCACGTTGTATTCCTGATGGATTAGAAGCAACAGTTGATTATAATTCATGGAAGATGCCTAAAATCTTTAGTAAGATCATGCTTGCTGGTGAGATACCTGAAGAAGAGATGAAGAATGTATTTAATCTTGGTATTGGATATTGTTTAGTAGTGCCAGAAGAAGTGGTAACAGATGTGCAACTCAGGATATATGGTCATGATTTGCAGTCATGGGTGATAGGGGATATAATTACTACATCTAAATAAGACAAAGAATTTTTTCTTATGA